AGGGCTCCTAAGAAGAAGCATTAGATGCCTCAGGGTTATTTAGAATTTTGAACGGAGAGCTTTAGCTTCCATCTTCTTACGGAACTCAGGGTCACGCTTGTACTCAGGGCTTGCCATAACTGCGAGCATCTCCCCTTGAGTGGCGAATGAGTCTACTTGAGGTCCACCTGCTGAAGGAATACCATCAACATTTGAGCCTTGATCTACTGCAACTTCACCACCTGCTTCTTTCCATTTACCTAAGAGGTCATTGACCATCTCATCTTGGAAGCGTTTGCTGCCTGATTGAACACCAGCATTAAACTCTGCATGATAGGCTTCATCTAGGTTGTCCTTCGCCCATGCTATTGCAGTGTTATATGCATCAGCCCCACCTTCATATTTAGAAAGTAGTTCTGCTTGTTGTCGTGCGTTCTCGTCATTCCTAAGTTGAATGAACTGATTTACAGTATCGTTGTTTAAACCACGACCATCCAATTCTGTGAATGACTCAGCGGATAACTCACCGTTAGCTGCATATTCTTGGTAGTACTTATCGAAATTAATATGAGTTGTCTCTTCGACTTCTACTACAGGTTCAACTTTAGGTTGAATTGGAGCTGTGGCCTGTTGGCTCATCTTCTGTTCAAGTTCTTTATAGCTAGCATTATAAGCAGCCATGTCTGTAAACTTTTCGGGAAGACCTTCAGGCCGCTCCGTTACTACTTCATTTTCTTCTGTCATTACCTACTCCTCTAGGGTTCTTATTGTTGTGGGGATGGTGCACCTTGCATAGCTTGAGCCATGGTGTCACCTAGCTGTTGAGCACCTTCAGGATGGGCCATAGCTGCCTTAGCTAAATCTACGCCTGTCTCTGTTGCTACCTGAGCTGATTGTTGTTGTTGTGCTGCATCTGCTTCACCTTGCTTAGTCTCTTCAGACTTAAGTAAACCAGTAGCATTAATTGTGTGTGCATTGATCATTCGTAACAAGAGTTCATCAGGTACAAGACCTTGACCCATCGTTTCTAAGCCCGGCACTTGTGCTGCAAGACCTAAGTCTGTAAGCAAAGCATTGAGTCTATTACGATCATTACCACGACCTAGGGCACTAATTCCTGTGATGATGGATGTCTTAAAGTCCTTAGCGGTATCCTTATTGATCATGCCTTTAGAGACCATGAACTTAAGTGTGTTGTGCGCTAAGCGTTGCTGTAGTTCAACTGCAAGACGACTGAATGTACCACCTAAGGCACTATCTATCTCTTCTGCAATTGACTGAAACTCAGCTGCTGTTACACGTTCAGCGTCTCTGCGAGCTGCCATCTTGGACATGAATGCTATATTGAGGTCGGCTTTAACTTGAGCTTCTGCTGCAAGAGCAACCTGAAAGTCTGCATTCTTTTCTACCTTGATAGCGAATACATCGTCACGTTCTGCTCGTACAAAGCCACCGTTCTCGGTGTTAAGCAATTCATCTGCTGAAGTAACACTTGAGGGACGTACACCAAATACAGTACGACCTGCTATAAGAGCACCTTCAACAACTGACCTACGGAGCCCATTAGCTGAGCCTAAGTCTGCTAGGATGCCTTCAACAAAGCCTGAGCCATATTGAGCACCTGTCACACGATTGAATGCAATGTCATACCAAGGGAGATCCTCAGTCTTAAAGGTTTGCTTCGTAGACTTCAATAGATGACCATTAAGTTCTTGAATCGTTACCCACTTATTAGCTGACATCTTCTCAATGTTGGTATACAGACCAAGCTTAGTGACATCTGTCTTACCCATCATGAGCATCTCATCTGGTATGTGAGCTTCTTCTTGTATCTTCTTAGAGAGGTTCTTAGGGTCCACAAACTCTTGTGTGATGTACCGGAGTACAGTCCCTGAGCCATCTCTTACGTTGACATGTTGATTCAGCTTGAATGCCCTCAAGGAGTTATCCTTAGGGTTCTGATAAATTAGTACTTGCGCTAAAAGGAATTGTCGTAATATTTCATGTAGGTCTGCTCGTGCAGTTCCACCTTCAAGTAACTCAAGAGCTTGATTTTCAATCTTTCTGAGTGATTGGTCTAACTCTGTTTTGAATTGCTTAGCTTCATCACCACGTTCTTGCTCAAGTTTCTGCATGCTATCTGCAGTTAAGTCTTGACGGAAGAAGGGTGTGCCTGAAGGGAATACAGCGAGTAGGAGCGTAGCAGATAGATTGTTAATACCTGAAGCACCTACTGAAGAGTCGGGTATATAGACCTCTTCATGCATCTCTTGGTCATCCTCAGCATCAACATTAAGAAATAGATTAGGTATCGTAAAGCGTGCTGACTTAACAGCCATGTCTACGAAGGTAATACGAGCAGTCTTTAAGTTCTCATAGTCACCTGATATCTTACCTAATTGCATCTCATCTGTTTGATCTGTAGCTATCTTACCAGCCATTAGATGCCACCTAGAGCTACTGGAGCTTTCTTAGCATTAGGAGCAGCTGAAGTAGCACCTTTACCGATACCACCTAAGGATGCACCTCCAGTGATGCCTCCGAGAGAAGCTGAGGGAGTAGCTCTAAGAGCCTTCTTACCTTTGAGTCGCTTCTGTCGTGACGTCTCTCTGATGCCACCTAAGGACTGTGCGGTGTCTGCTTCACGGGATGCTGCACGTATGTTGAAGTCAGCTAACGCTTGAGCTTCTTTCTGCTCCTCGGCTGCTGCTTCTGCTTTACGTTCCTTCTTGCCACCTTCATGCTTTGCATGGGCTGCACCACCTACGGCTGCTGCTATAGTTGTGATTACTAATGGGGCTGCTGGTCCACACATAGCGTCTCCTTTATTCTTTTGGTTTAGTTGGTTTCTTAGCGGGCTTCTTCTTTGAGGCCTCTGCAAGTTTACCTTTGAGTATTGTAATTTCTAATGCCATTGCTGTCTTAGCTTCTCTGAACTCTCGACGCTCTTTGCATAATTCGCGTACTGCTCTATCACACGTCTCTATAGCCTCTGAGCGATCTTGCTCGGCCTTAGACATACGTTGATTGAGAGCTACATGCTCCCGTGATATACGCTTCATCTGGTGCTGCATCTTCTTAGCGGGGTTACTGTTACCAAATGGATCATCTGCAGGGTTAGCCCTCTGCTTCAATATGCTGCCACCCTTAGGGCCTGTCATAAGGTTTGTAGGCGCTTGGCTCATTGCTTCTGTTTCCGTAAGTGTACGAGAGCTAAGATGGGTAGAACCAATGGTGAGAGCACGACACCAAAGAGGAAGCATACAGCCTCTTCTAGGGTCTTGTAGCCATACTTACCGAAGTTCACTAGGTTCTTGAGTTTGCTATCGAGGAAACCTAATGATACCTCTTTTAATATTGTCTTGTATGATTTATTCATATTCTATTCCCGCCTCTTCTAGAGCTTTAGATTGTTTAATAAGAAGTTCTTCAGCTACATTGATGTCATCTATGCACGCATGGTATGATTCATTTAAAGCATGCATCTCTTCACGCATGGCTGCAAATGCTGTAGCTAATCCAATACACTCAGTCTTAAAGTTGGTATATGATGTGTTGAGTGTCTTCAGAGCTATCTGCTGTTCTAGCATGATGTTGGCTGAAGCGTACTCTATGTCTGTGAGAGTCCCGTTCGCCTTACGTCTTGCTAACTTATGGGAGAACCCTTTGAGGTGCTCCGTGATGTTCCGCATGGCATCCTCATGGATGTCTTCGAGTGTCTTCCTTTTCGTCATAACGCTATATCCTCCTATTTAGTAACCCTTTTAGAGATTTCAAAGTTGTAAACTGTTAGGGAGACTCAAGGTGTACTGAATTTCAAGTGTATCTAAAGGGGACTCTGAGAGCTGCCGTTGATTCATCACATAGAATGGCTTCTACTTCACTTAATATTCATTGCATAAACGGTTAGCGATAGGGTTTATGGCTTTAGATTTTCTAAAAGGGTTACTAATTGGATATACAAGCGATCTTAGCACCGAATGCTAGGGTTTACCAGCTAGGTATATCTGCGTCATACAACTCAGACACTTCGTGATTCAGTCGCACCTGCGGGAGGCTAAGATCGTCATAGGTCACACCATATTTTGGTGTAAAATGGGGGGTAAGGGGGGCAACTAAAAGATAAGCACCAAAAAGATCATTAAGCATCTAACTAAAGGTATCTATAAGTTGTACTTAAAGCTGTCCCTTAAGGGTTCAAGCGTAGCTTGTGTCTTAAGCAGTCCCTTTAAGCTTGACTTATAGCTGACTTGGTTTATATATTATAATAGGTAATTACCATAATAGGTAGAAGCTAAAGACAACTTTAAGAGTCGCTCAAGGAGCACACTTAAAGAGTCCCTTATAAGCGATACCTTGAGATTGACTTAAAGTAGGACCTAAAGAGGAGGGTACCAATTATGGATAAAGCTAGTAAGAGATTATCAGCTGAAGAGAAGCATCTTAGAAGAGTAGCTATAGAGTCTGAACGTAGAGCTAGAGCTAAAGCCTTAAAGATAGCCAACAAAGAAGAAATCAAGCATTATAATCTTGTACAACGTCAGAAGAGGCTTAATAAGCTTCAGCTTGACGAGATAGCTCGTATGAGAGGTAAGTAACATATAAACAATCAACAGAGGCTTTAGCCTTAACCATGAGTAGTGGATGTATCCATTACCAAGACATCGTATCTTAAAGGAGACACTGATGAAACTAATTAGCACCAACACGACAGCCACAGGACCGTCTGTAGACGTCCATAACCGTAGAGGTTTAGACTTTATTGCTGTCTCTACACATGCTACAGTCACTGCCACGACCCTTATTGAGGGATCTATGGGTAAAGACAATGCAGGCAATGCTATGGATTGGATTCTCTTAACGACACTTACAGACTCTGCAGGTGACACTGTAGCTTGGTTCCCACATATGCGTGCTCGTGTAACAGCCAATGCTGGCGTATTAGATGCAGACATAGCGGGTAACTAATGGCTTTGTTCAGAGGATTAAACATAGGGCTAACTCAAGGGTTAGTCGCTGGGTTAACTGGAGGAGGATCTGGAGGAGCGCCTGCAGGTGCAGAGTTCACCTTTGATGTTAAGACTGACAATACAGGGACCTCATCAGATACCTCATTCTCCATGAATATCGTAGGTACTACTAACCTTGATGTAGATTGGGGTGATGGTAATACTGAGACATTCGTAACAGCAGGCCAGAAGACACACGACTATGGTGTAGGTAATGAAGGTACATATACCATCAAGCTAGGAGCAGTTAATAAAACCTTTGAGCGTATAACCTTTAGCTCCTTAGACCCACAAAAGTTCTTAGATATATCTCAATGGGGTTCTATTCAATGGGTCTCATGGCAGGATGGTTTTGAGCATTGTATCAATCTTACTATCTCAGCTACAGACAGTCCTGACTTATCAGCACTTATAAATGCTAAGGATGCCTTTGCTAATTGTGATGCCTTAACTACATTCCCAGCAATGAGTTTCCCTGTATGCACAACCCTTTACGGATTCTTTCGTGGATGTGCCTTATTGACATCTGTAGGAGCCTTCACGACAACTTCAGAACTACTTACTGTAGCTCAGATGTGTAGTCAGACACCATTATTAACTTCATTTGATGTGACCTCTATGGACACAAGTGCTACAACAGACTTTAGTCAATGGTTCTATTTATCAGCAGTTGACCTTGATGTGAGTAGTCTCAATATTGGCTCTTTAACAACTGCATCATATATGTTCCTACTGAATACCGCATTCTCACAAACTAATTATGAACTATTATTAGTTGCTTGGGAAGGTCAGCCACACAACAACTCTGTAGACTTACATGCAGGAACTGCAACATACGCTGCAGAGCTGCCAGCAACAGATGCTGAATTAGCTCGTGCTTTACTGGTATCACAAGGCTGGACTATTACTGATGGAGGATACGTCTGATGCATATTGAACCTCAAGATCAACCTACATGGTATGTAGCCACCAATGATGATGCTTCTATAGTGCATCATGGTGTCACTCAGGTAGGACAAATAACAGACACAGGTATGCTTCATTGTATATGCCTAGATACAGAAGAAGAGTACCTAGCTGAGTTAGCTAAGTATGGAATAGAACCAGATATACTATAAGAGGTCTCTCAGCTACCCCTTTAAGCCACTTTAATGGTTTATAGGGGTCATGGGTACCCTAATTAACTAAAGTCCCTTAGAGGGGCTTACAGAGGCTCTGAGGAGGACCTACTAATGACAATGAATGAGACACAGATAGAAGAGTACATAGAAGAACTAGAGAAGGACCTCAAGGAAGCTCGTGAAGAGATCCAAGAGCTAGAGTCATATATCAATAGCAATGCCTTTAAGAAGCCCTTTGGTGATACCTAATGAACACTGAGCACTACATCGGCATATTAGCAGTCAAGGATAGTCTGATAGAGAAACTTCATGGGACTATAGGTACGCTTGAGAAGAATCTTAAGATGCGTATTGAGTATGAGAAGGAACTTAGTGCTAAACTCATGGATGCTTTAGATGAACTTAAGGTGTACTACGAGAAGGACGCTAGGCTCCTATATCAGAACCTTGAAGAGTAACCCTCAGGTTTGACTAAAAAACTCTTTACCCTATATCGATAGGCCGCCCGTCCAATTTCCCCCATAGGGCTGCCCAGAGTTGCCTCATAATGACATGGGGGGAGGGGGTCACATCATAAGTCCTTACTATTACTGACTCCAGATATAATATACATTATATCCTAGCTATAAATGACCTATTATGGGGTATATCATATGATTTATTACAAGCCTCACGCCTTTCCGGCGTGGGGTTTCTAAGTTTTTTCATACCATACATGTATGCTTAATGTTCATACATGTATGCTATCACCTTTAGCTCCTTCTATAGAACTTAGTGCTTGACTATCAATACTACCTGTTATCCTACGAGTATAACCTAAGCAAGACAACTAAAGGATAACAACATGAGCGTAAGTAACTACACAGAAATACTATCAGAAACCTACAACATACGAGTAGTATATAATGAAGACAACTGCGAGGTATGGTATGGCTACGACGTTACTCAATGTGCTACGGATACAGACTTAGCGTATGCTATTGGCTTTGCCTTTAGACATGCCTTAGAGTGTGAATCCAAGATAGATCATATCAATTCATCAATAGACTTTAGTGCATAATGTTTAAGTACTACAAAGTAAACAACACCTATTCATTCACTCACTACGGGGAGGCTTTGAGCTTCTCACGTAGGATAGGTGGCAGGATAACAATACATAAGACATGTAATCCTGTGAAGATATTAAGCTCATTTATAGATAGCATAACTTAACCTCATAGCTTCCAAGGAGATTCATCATGGCCATAACTAAAGACACACTTTGCACACTTACTCGACTCACAGGTCAACAGGTAGATGCTGTAATGGCATACACAAACGACTTGTATGA